TGACCTGCCGTATGCGCTGGGTCAGGACATCATTGATCGGCTTGCCCGTTATGACCGCAGCGGTTTCGCTGCGGACTATGCGATAGGCAACCAGCCTTGGCTTTCTGCTGCTTCTGATAACAGCAGGATCTCTCGTATCACGACGCAGTATCAGAAGGAGCGCGTCGATCAGGAAGCGTCGGCGGGTGAGAACTCGCTATCGAACTGGTGGCTGCGGTCTGCCACGTCGTGGCATCGCGGTTCCGGTGCTGAGTTTTATGACGCTGATGATGCGGATGTGTACCGCTACCGGGAGTCAGCGAATGTGGATGTGTGGACTCAGGGTGAGTTGAGTTTGCTGCCGGACACTGAGCAGGTTGCGGCGCATGGTGGGGAGCAGGCGCACACCTGCGCGTTAGGTACGTGGTTCCTGAACAGTGGCGACGTGTACCTGTATCAGGTGTCGACATCGTCGGTTGTTCAGATCACTGCCTTCACTGCTACTGCTCAAGCGTTGGCGACTGATGGTTGTTCTGCTCTCGTTGCGGCAGATGATGGCGTGTACGAGATCGACAACACGTTGTCGGTGACGAAACTGTATGACGCTCCGGGTGGGGCGTGGACTGTTGATGCGATTGGTTACGTGAAGGACCGCATCATTGTTGGGTGTGAGATCACGGATCCTCTGCCGATGCGGGTGTTTGAGTTGGCACGTAACCCGGCGAGTGCGCCGGGTACGGTCGACACGAATGTGTTGACTGGTGATTCCCGCTACGAGTATGCGTCCACGTCGATGTCGTTCCCGGCTATCACGGAGACTACGTCGGCGATTCTCGTGGCAACGAACACTGGTGTTCAGTCGCGGGTGTTGTCGTTCACGATTGATACGTCTGCCGCTGGTCTCGGTTCGATGCTTGAGCCGATTAACGTGGCCGAGTTCCCTATCGGTGAGGTTCTTCGAAGCCTGAAGGGTTACCTGAATACGTTTGTTATCGCTGCCACTAATCGTGGTGTGCGGGTGGCGACGGAGTCTGCGAACGGTCAGGGTTTCGTGTATGGGCCGCTGTCTGTTAAGGATGACGTGTCCGATATCGCGTTCGATGGTGAGTTTGTGTATGCGACTCGGACGGTGGAGCGGCTTGGTGCTCGTGGCTTGTGGCGTGTGGATCTGGGCACTGAGGTTGGTGATCAGTATGCATATGCGTCTGACTTGTCTGTGTCGGATGGGACTCCTCAGTCGGTGGCTTTTGTGGGGTCGTCGGGTCGGGCTTTGATTTGCACGGACACTGCCGTGTACGTGCAGCATGAGACTCGGTTGGCTGAGGTTGGCTATCTGGATTCTGGCTGGGTGCGGTTCGGTACGACGGAGTACAAGCAGCCGGTGTCGTTCAGTATCCGCAGTGAGGACACGGGTGGTGTTCTTGGTGTTCGGGTTTCGAACCCTGCGGGCGCGTTCGCTGACTTCGGTTCGGTTCCTTTGGGTTCGGTGTTGAACGTGCCGTTGTCTGCGGAGTTGCTGCCTGATACGGAGTTTGAGGTGCGGGTGACGTTGACTCGCGACTCGGGTGATGACACGGCTGGGCCGACGTTGCAGGAGTGGCAGTTGCGTGCGTTGCCTGCACCGTTGCGTTCTCGGACGATCACGCTGCCGGTGCTGTTGTATAGCGAGGAGATGGATTCGACGGGCGTGACTCGCGTGTCGAATCCGTGGTCGCGGTTGCAGGCTTTGGAGAAACTTGAGCAGTCTGGTGGTGCGTGCCTGTTCCAAGACTTTTCCACGGGTGAAGAGAGAATATGTGTTGTCCGTGCTGTTCAGTTTGAGCAGTCTTCTCCGCCGTCCTTTGTGAAGGGTTTCGGTGGGATGGTGACGATTCAGTTGCAGACCGTGGATGTGGAGATTGTGTGATGCAGATGTCGCTTGTGCCGCTGGTGGTTGAGGGTCAGTCTGATCCGCTGGTGGGGCGGGTGAGGCAGGCTTTGAATGTGCCTGGTGGTTTGGTGTTAGATCGCCCGTTGATGGAGTTGGTGCGGGGGGTTCAGCAGGCTCGCGGGCTTACGGCTCATGGCGAGTTGGATGAGCAGACGTTGAGTGTGTTTGATATTTCTGTCCTGTAAGGACGGATGTTTGAGGGGTGGCCTTCGGGTCACCCCTCTTTTTTTATTTGGTTGGGATGTCGTCTATGTGGGTGATGACGATCTCGTGTCTGCCTCGGCGGGTGTTGCTGGGTTGGAAGGTTTGCAGGAGTTCTTGGAAGCAGGGTTCGCATAGGTCGCCGGGGTATTTCTTGTTGCCTCGGCGTGCTACCCAAGTGGTCACATCATCCTCCGTGCCGCATTTGTCGCAGGCTGTGATCTGATACTTGACCACCATCATCTCCTTCACGCAGTTCTGTTAATGGGGGTCACGTTACTCGCCTGCAGGCTGGGGAACATAGCCTCCCCTTTAAGGAGGCGGTCTCGCTTTGCTCGGTCGACGGTGAGGCCGAGGTATCTCTCGGTCATTGTGACGCTGGAGTGGTGGAGGTGTGTTTGCACTATTCGTAGTGCCCCGTCGACGGTGTTCGCGTCTAGTTCATCGAACCACGCTCGTGCCCCGCTGGCCCTTAGGGCATGCATACCCTGCCAGTAGGTGTCTTCCCATCCGAATCGTCGGAGGGTTTCTTTGACGATGTCTTCGGGTCGGGAGATTCGGGCGGTTGGGTTGAGGGCGAACTCTTGGAAGCCGACTGATTTTTTGGCGGGTACGAGGAACCAGTCGGGGTGTAGTTCTCCGGCTTGTTCTTGGTAGTGGAGGAGCCAGCGGCGGAGTTCTTTGTCTAGTTCGCTGCTGATCGGCATCACGTCGTAGTCGCCTGTTTTGTAGATGGTCACGCCGATGGTTCCTGACTGCAGGTCTACGTCTCTGAGACGCAAGGAGACGGCTTCACTGGAGCGGAGGAATAGGTAGAGACCTAGGGCGATAATCATCCGCTCTCTGGGCGTTTTTGCTGCGTCAAGTAGGCCTGGGAATTGGTGTGCTGGGATGCGACGGCGGTCCCTTTTTCCTACCTTTTTGTAGCGGATCCCCATCAGGGGATCTTCGTCGGGGGCTATGTATTTCTGGATCCTGCACCAGCGGAAGAAGGCGGACAGGGATGCGTGGTGCATGTTCACGCTTGATGCGGAGCAGGTCTCGCCCATCTTGTGTAGTGCTTGGGTGAGGATGTTGTGGTCGCAGTCGTTGACGCGGATGTCTCCGGCTGATCGGATCAGGTGGCGCAGGGCTGACTGGTCGTTGCGTCGGGTTGCTTTGGCGAACCCTTGCATGTCCCGCCACACATCGTATTCACGTGCTGCATCGCTCAGTTTTGGTGTCATGCAGGGAAGCATACAGGATGTGTTCCTGATTGCAGGAACTGTGCAATGCATGGTGTGTCATGTAATTTGGCTACAAATTTGAAAGATAGTATATCGCCTCCTGGGGAGACACACCCATTTGCCTTATATTCCATGTCAGGATGTATCATCCAGGGATTGAAGGAGGTGAGAGGCATGCCAGCGCAACGCAAAGTTCCGTCCGATTCGATTCTGCAAAAGTGGGTTGAAGAGGGATTGGATCACAAGCAGATGCAACAACGCATCAAGGAACAGTTCGGCGAGGACGTAGCCCTCTCATCCATTTCGGGGGCACTCTCTCGGGCTGGATTGACGAACCGTGTTCGATACGACGAATTCATTCCGTGGGGTCGAATCGCGTTGGAACACAACCACTCTTACCAGTTGACGATGCTGCGGATCGCGGCACGACTGGATAAGGGATTACCTGTTCGCGACGTTGACCGTCGCAGGTTTGAACGGTGGGCAGCGGAGTTGAAAGCGAAGGGTGTTGTTGTGCATTACGACTATGACACCGAAGAGGGTTGGTTCTATTGCCCCGCTAGGCCCGGTGTTGACACCGGGCTTATTCGTGTGCCGGATGAAAATGTGAAAGGTTCTTAGAAAGCCTCGCTTAACGCTCGGCTTTCTGCCGGATCCCTGATTTAGGAAAGCCCCCCCTACCCCCCCAAAGCAACGCTTGGGTGGTTCGGGGGGAGCGTTCCGGCATCTGCCGTCACCCGTCATTGAGGTTCCGCCCCCACCACTTTCGTGGCCCGCTGATTCCATCACGCTGATTGCAGGAACTGCCGCACGACACACCGTGCAATCGCCTTGCCATTGTCACACCCTGACGCTAAATTGACGATTCATTGACAAAAGACTGACCGCTCATAGTTTAAGTTTTGACCGAAAGTACGGGGTAGACATGCATAAGAGTGTCGATAATGGTGGGTTGCATCGCGCCCATCTCGCCAATGAAATTGAGATCCTGATCGACAACGCCTCGGCGAGCGCGTACATCGTGTGGCCGTGGTGGTCGGAGTCCGAGGACATCCACAAGACGATGCAGATCGCCCATTCAATGGGCTACACCGACATCGTGGAGAACGGCAACTGGGGTACGTACACGATCCCTGAAGTTGATTGCAGTGATTGGGATTACGCGAAGGTGGTAGCCAAATGAGAACCCCACCGGAGCATCGCTCCTTCAGCCAGTTGACCACGTATCAACGCTGCCCGTTGCAGTACTACCTGTCGAAGGTGCAGCAGGTTCCCGAGAAACCTGCTGTGTATTTGGTTGCGGGTCACGCTGTTCACGCCATGATTGAGAATCTCAACCATGACATTTACGCCGGTTCCTTGGGAGGATTGCAGGGTGATTGACACACGTGGAATCCCATCAAGGGAGTGCGCCAACTGTGGAGGGGACATCTTCAAGATCCTCGTCCGCTTCGACGAGGACAACACCATCGCCTGGTACACCACCAGCGGCTACTGCTACGAGTGCGGCGCACCCGTCACAGTTCCCACCGAGTTGGACGGAGTGAGCATTGATTGACGAACTCGTGGAACGTTGGGCTGCGACATGGGCGAAGGAAGTGCAGCATGTGCAGAACTCCAGCGGCGTACCGACAGAGGAGTGGCGCATCGGTGGCCGACGCACCAAAGCCCTGCCCGATGGGGAAACGCTGGATCACTGGCAGTCCGAAGGGTTGAAGCAGGTTGAGGCGTACCTGACATGGTTCGCCAACACTGGCTGGAGCATCGCCACCATGCCGGACGGCAGGCCCGGTATCGAATGGGACGCACAGGTCATCTTCGGTGGTACACCCGTGCGCCTGGTCATCGACTGCGTTTACTCCAACGGTGACGACCTGATCGTCGTCGACTACAAGACCGGGTCGATGACCCCGGTCGGTGTGCAGCAACTCGCGTTATACGCCTCCGCGATTGAGCGGATCCACGGGGTACGCCCAAAGTGGGGTGGCTTCTACATGTCACGCAAAGGTGAACTGGCTGATCTCGTTGACCTGACCCACTGGTCAGGTGACTTCTTTGATTACCAGTTCGCTGCGATGAACGCGAACCTCGCGACCGGCTACTACCCGGCGAACATCGACAAGCACTGCGAGTCGCTGTGCAGCGTGAAGGACTACTGCCACGCAACCAAAGGCCCGAAGAGTTCCGATTACCAGTTGGAAATAGTGGAAGGAAAGTAATGGGTACAACAACCGAATCACCGTTCAGCCTGACCATCAAGGTGGGGCCGAACAATGACCTGCTCACTGGCCGTGCCGACACGGTCGACGAGATGCAGGTGCGCATCGAACAACTGCAAGTTCTTGCGTCCCGAATGCAGGGTGTAACGCAAGCCGTGCAATCCGAGCCGACTCATGTGCAGGCGGTACAGAACGTCGTCGACACCGGGGCTGTCGCCGAAGTGGTGAGCAGCAATGCGGGCATCCAAACAATGGAAGACCGCTTCGGTAACCAGTACCTGCGCGGCAACCCCGACGCTGGTTCCTGCGGGCACGGTCCACGCATCGTCAAGAACGGCACGAACAAGTCAGGCCGTCCGTACAAGGCGTACGTGTGCGTCAATGACTCGCCATTCCGTGAAGGCAAGTACGACAAGAACGCGATCTGCGATATCGCTTGGCCGTCTAAGGGCTAGTTGATGCGTTCCCTTCTTCAGGTTGTGCGTGGCACGTCAGAGGCGGGCCGGGATCTCCCCGAGATCCTGCCTGCCCTGACTGCCGCCACGATCAAGTTCAGGCGAGGCCAGTTGCATGTGATCGCTGGTCAGCCTGGACGTGGCAAGACATTGATGTCGCTGTGGTACGGGATCAAGAGCAACTGCGAAACGTTGTACTTCTCTGCCGACAGCGACGAGGGAACTATCGCGAACCGGGCATC